AGTCCGTTTTGCTATTCCGTTGAATAAGGTAACCGCATTATCAGAGTTTACTGATGCCGTATCTAAGCATGGTATCGCAGCACCAAACTACAAAGAGTTGATGGAGTATGTGAAGGCTTTCGTTACTAAACTGCAGCGCACCACGGACAAGATCAAATGCCCTGCCAGTTTCGGTTGGGATGCAGACTACAGCTCGTTTGTTTTAGGTACTCGTAGATATATGTCTACGGGTGAGATCGAGTTTTGTTTACCGTCAGAAGCAACAGAGTTTGCATCGCAGCATTATGGTATGAAGAACCTGAGTAAAGTAGAAGGTTCGACTGATGATGACAAGATTAACCGTATGATGAACACATGGCAGTCTATATTTAAGCTTCACGATAGACCACGTCAGGAACCTAGGCTATTCGCTGTGTTCGTTAGTATGGGCAGTCCGATGTTTGCCTTCTTTACCAACATTGATGGCGTTATGCTGCACCTTGTTAGTAAAGAGTCTGGTGTAGGTAAATCATCTGTGCAGCATGTGGCCAACAGTGTGTGGGGTGTACCTGATAAAAACACATTGATGAACCTGAACGATACTAAACTATCTGTACTGCAACACCTTGGTGTTCTACGTAATATCGCTATGTGTATTGATGAGATCACTACTATTGAGCCTGAGAAGCTATGCCAGTTCTGTTTCGACGTGTCGTCTGGTCGGGGTAGACATCGTATGGAGTCTCACTCCAACCGTATGCGGTCTAATGTTACTGAGTGGCGCACACCGGTAATCACATCAGGCAACAACGGTCTACATCAGCTTATGACCCAATACAAACTCGTAGCTGATGGTGAGGCTATGCGTGTGATGGAGATGGAAGTATACCCAGACAGAGAGCTGCAAGATCCGGTAAACAAAGCCATGACTGACCGCATGTTCTCTGAGGATTTGATGGCGTCATACGGTGTTGTTGGTGACAAGTTGTTGAAGTATTACGTCACCCATACGGAAGAGTGCAAAGCTGAACTTATGGAGATTAGACGTCGTATAGACGTACGAGCTGGATTAACTCAGAGAGAACGGTATTACTCTGCGCTATGTAGTGTCGCTATGCTTGGCGCTACGGTCAGCAAACGCTTAGGCATCCATGACGTAGACTTAGATAAGTTCGAGAGTTGGGTAGTGTCATTGTGTCGCACTAGCTCTGAGGAAGCTGAACTTAACCGCATTCCATTGATTGACCAGATGAAAGAGTTCTTACATGAGATGGTGCCGTTTACCGTTGCTGTAACTTCTGCACATGGTAAGGTCAGTATTATGCGGGACTCTGCTAGTGGCATAGTCCATGTGAAGCAGCTAAGAGATGAAAACCATGTGTATGTCTGTTTGAGTAGATTAAAGTCTTGGTGTACCGATCATGGTGTACCTATTAACAATTTAATAGAAGCAATGGAAAACGAAGCCGGCGGGATAATAACCCCTTACCGGCTTGATCTAACTTCTACAGTTAACATCCGGTGTTTACGTATGGACATTGATAAGCTCGGAGATATAGAATCGCTCCTGTGATGCGACAACTCAACCCCGCCTAGGCGGGGTCTTTTTTGTTCTACATCTTGTCGCGGTATATCTTCTCAGCTTTAGCCGCAAGGATGTTTATATTCCGTTTGCGCTGGTCAATACGCTCATTTCTAAGGGCTTCATTCATATCAGTATTAGCTTCAAGCATTTTTATCTCTTTGCCTAACTGCTGCATCTGTCTACCGATCTGGTCGTACACCGTAGCCATACCCAGTTTCTTTTTTGCATCTGGATCTGCTGCCAGTTTTTCTACCTCTTCCTGACGTCCCTGATCCTGTAACGTCTTCAAACGTGAACGGAAACTATCCAGATCTTCTTTATGTGTATAGAAGTCTGTCCGTTGCTGGCTCGCATACTTAGTACCAAATATGCCCTTCAAACCTAAACCCGGTAGTTCTACAAAATCCTTACTCGGTTTGATTGGCGCATTGTCAGGTTTAAGCATCATATCAGCCAACCATACAGCAGCCATACCTAGCTCACCACCATAACCACGGAACAAGTTATCCCATTTAGGCGCCGACATACCTGTTTTAGACAGCAGATTTGCTGCTGCAGTAGAACGATCAGATTCTAGTTGGTAATGCTCGCCTTTGGTCTCAATGTCTTCTCCTGTATAGGTAGACTTATTCATCCAGTTTTCAAACACAGGTTTAGCGATCTGAGGAATAGGCAGCAATGTGTAACCCATACCGCCCGGCACCATACCCTGCATCTGATCTACCGCGGCAGACATAATTTGCTGCGCTGACTGTGTACCCATACCATACCGCACCATCATTTCAGGCATCCACTTAATAAAAGCGAACTCTGGTGGTAATGCAATAGCCATTGGGTGATCTTTTATGCCAGTTGGGAATATCCAGTTTGTGTAACGTTTACTGTCTGGAATACTTTCGTACTCCTCACTACCGCTCATGTACATAGTGTATGCCGCGGACAACATACCGATAGTAGCTACTTTACCTAAGAACTGACGTCTGAATTCTGCTCTGTCTTTCATTGGTATGTTAGATGCAGTAACCGCTTTTCGCATTAACTCCAGACCGTTAATACCTGCAGACAAGAACGGAATCAACAGACGGGCCTGCTTCATCGCTTGAGAAGATCCAGTTACCGAGAAGTTGATGTTCTCTCTAGCCATCATAACCGCATAGTTTTCCGCGTCTTTACCGTGTAGACCTTCTTTAGCCGCTCTGAGCAATGCTTCTTTATAGATAGCCACACGAGTCGCGCCGTCCACCGCGATATGCATTTTGCTTAGGAAGTTTCCACTTTTATCTGCAACAGAAGCTACTACCCCTTTGGTTCCCGCTCTACGACTCATTGTGTCCATAAAATGATGGACATCACTAGCATTTAAGGACGGATCGACATGACCAATAACACCACGACGTGCCAACATGTCATACGTAGGGTTATTGCCCTGCATAATGCTAGTAAGTTCTTTCATGGTGTGAGCAGGTGTTATCCAACCCAAATCAGTAGCTAAGGTAGCTGCAATTGGATCTCTCGCAATCTGACGTATCCAATAACCCGGGTTACTTAATACACCGGTACGTAACACTTGTGTAGCGCCACGAGCCACTTTCATCAAAGGACCAAAATCCATCTGTACTTGCATCAATGACGGAATAAGTTCTGGGCTATCGACCTTATAGAACTTCCGCTCACCGTTCACCATAACCGCTAGGTTACCCTGCAGCTCTTTCTTGACGGCACGTTCAACTTCACGTGCAGCACCTACAGCAACAAACTGCTCACCGATAGCTTTCTTAGTCTCATTCGCCATGATACCGAGTGTCATACCAGCATAGTGCCGTGCCATGTTTTCCCAGACGTTTACTTGATGCTCAGCTGCTGTACGTTCTCTAAACACTTTAGTCCGAGTGTTGCCCACCTCAGTAGGTTTACCTTCTTGTACACCTAAACGCTGTAGTACCTCTTCACGTAGCATGTAGCGAGGTGAGTAGCTGGCGTTTTTCATAAACACGTCACGGGTTTTCTTATTGATTAAACCTGAGTCAAATGCAGATTTAATCAGAGACTTATTGATCTCACGCCACATCTCAAGCGCATCATTCAGCTCAGGGTACTTAGCCCGTAAGTCAGCTACGTCTTTCTCGTGCTGTCTGAACTCAGTCATGTTGCCGGTGATATGTTTACCTACTTTACTTGGATCACGTTTCAATTGGTCAGCTGCATCCAATACGTAGGCTACATGGTTGAACAGGTCTCGACCCTCTTTACCGATTTTGTCTACTTGGCGCTGCATCTCATAGATAGACGCATTGACCACTTTGCCAGAACTTAACCGTACAGGGATCTTCGTGATGTCCATCGTGCCGTCTTTCAACAACTCGATACCACCCATCTGTAGTGCATTGGTGATGAAGTTCGGTGCAGTAGACATAAAGCGTCCGACAAGATCTGCACGTTGCTTTTCACCGACCATCTTACCTAGATGCGGTGCCAGCGTAGTTTCTACACCGTGCCATTCATTGACGAACTTCTGGAAGAAACTATCCATCCAAGAGTTCATACCTTTCACACGCTCAGGAATAGTCTTAGGCGCTTCGATGTCTTTCATCGTTGTGTACCCTGAACCTACTGCACGTTTGATGAGCGGGTCGTTTGCATGATGAGCAGGCAACTCGAAAACTCTACCTTCAGCTTCACGTCTAGTATTGATAGCAGCCAGAGCTTCAGTATTTGATAGTAATTCGCCTAACGCTCTACCTGATTTAAACCCTAGAATTTTAGCAACCGCATGGGTTAATGCACCCCATGCTGATGTTTCTTTGTACCTAATCTTGGCTAATTTACCTTGGAACTCAGGATTACTTAACCCTTCGGACACAAACTCATGTATGTCCTGTGTACCATAGTCACCTTTTATAGACTTGTGATCTTTGACTTTCTCATACAGATTGGTCAGATTCTCTACATAAGGTTTTTGTTCCTTAGTCGGATTATCAATAGCATGACTCACCACTGCATGAGCAACCTCATGCCCTATTACCCGTGTAGCCACATCTTTCGGTGTATTGCTTCCTATAATAATAGTATCAGCAGCTCTGTCGTATCTACCCCCTACACCATCATCGGAAACAAATTTGACTTTATTTCCTAGACTTTCGAGTTTTTCACCTAACCAGTTATATGTAGGGTTATCGTGAGCCTTGAGAGCGTCAATAACTGTCGCTCGTTTTATAGGTTTAGTTTGGGCTTTAGGTTGCGCTTTAGCAACAGTCTCTTGTGCATTATCGAGGTTAATTACCGCATCTACAGCATTACCCGCGGTTTCGGCTGTTGGGTTTTCGTTATTGTCCGCAATAGCATTTTTCGCACGTTTATGTGCAGCAGTTACAATAGGATCAACGTCACCCGTAACACCCACGTCATCTGAGTCTGCCCAATTTTTAGTTTCTTGGTTTACCTCTACCGCGGTTCTTACATCTTCATCCAGTGGTTTGGTTAGGGTAGGTTTTTTACCTAACTCAGTTTCTCTTGCACGAATAGCGGCATACCGATCCCGTTTCTCCCCATACTGTGGGTCAAGCTCACCAATAAGATGTAATCTATCTCGCTCATTAGCCAGTTGCTCCTTACTCATAGATGCATATTCAGGGTATGAGATAGGCGCAACAGGTTCTTCCACCTTCGCTTCAGGCGCAGCGGTCTTTTCTACAGGTTTGTAGTTACTCGTAGCTGCTTTTGTTTTTGCGTCTAATATTTTGAACCAATCGTAGTCCCCATAGGACTTAACAGCGTTGTTATATTCAGCTGTGTAAGGTTTAAGTTCCTCTTGAATAGTCCGTACTTTAACTTTATCTACATTGGACAGATCAAAAAAATCTCTACCTTTAGTGATTTCGTCTATTTTTGCGTCAACATTGTGGTTAGCTGCATAAAAGTTTAGTACTACTTCTTTTGTGTTGCTGGCATTTACACCATCAATCCCTGCGGTTGTTACTTTGTTTTTATTTAAATACTCAGGCAAAGAAAAAATTTTGTCTAATACCTTTCTGATCCCCGACGCTGTATCTTGTATATCAGTATATGTAATTATAGGCTCTACTGGCTTACTCTTAGGCGCAACAGCTTCAGATTTAACAGGTACAGGCCGCTCTTCGACTATAGGCGCAGCAGCTTCAGACTTAGCTTTTTGTGCCTCGCGTTTAGCTATCTGATCATCGGTTAGTATATGTGCAGCAGCTTGTTTATCAGTCACAATATGTGATACACCTTCATCATACGTCTTAACTATTTGCCTTGTATCTTCGCTACTGGCAGCAACAACTTCGTTGTAATCCTGTTTTTGTTGCTCTAATTCAGCCTGTCTAGCAGCTTCTTTCTCCGCGATTTGCTCAGCAGCTACCCTTTGACGTTCTGCATCTCTTTCTGCATTAGCCTTAAGTTCGTGGTATGCCTTAACATTCTGGGTGACTCTATCAATGTTTAGAGGTTTACCGGGCGTGTGTAACTTAGATATAGAGTCCCAAATAGTATTACCATTATTATCAGGCGGAGTGTTTTTAAGTTCCTCTATAGATACAGGTTCAACCTTAAGTTTACCTACAGCTTCCTGATAAGCTTTCTCGGGAGTATTGGTCTCAAAATACTTACGTACTGTTGTAGGCACAGTAAATGATTCTGGGTTTTTCCATTTACTATTTACTGTACCATTCCAGCTATCCTTCACAGTATCTGGAAGAGACGCAAAATCTTCACCGGGATAGTGCTGCTCAAATAACTGCGCTGATACATCAGCTATCTGTTTTCTTATATCCGCAGGTTTATTAGGACGCACTGTTGGCGGAGCTACATAGTCAGGTGTATGTGTAGGTGTAACTAACTCCTCTCCCAATTCAGGTGTAGCTAACTCCGCTCCCGCTTCAGACACTGGTACCTTTTCTGGTTTACCCGCTATACGTTCAAATGCTGTAAGCGTATTTTTCTTCGGTTCGTACACGCCCGGTTGATCTTTACTTTCGCGTGTTGCAGTGCCTTTGGCTTTTACTGCGTCGTTAAACCCTTTTCGTTGTTTATCTGATAGATCAGAGTATGCAGGGACATCGTCTCTGCCGGATTGTGTGCGTAGGGTTTCCCAGAGCTGGTCGGTAGATTGCTCAGGGTGGAAAGGTGTGTTGTCTATGTCGTACTGATCTTTTACCTCTTTCGCTGCAGCAACGTCTTTTCTAGCATCAATAGCTTCAGGTGATACGCCCTCTGCTGTCGCTGCGCCTTCTGCTCGTAGCTTAGCTTCTCTGACAGGGTTGTGTAATACAGCATGGCCTGCACCAAAGATCGGGGATAATAAAGCTAACTGTTGCGATAGTTCACCAGCTTCTTCAGTGGTCATCGGTTTCTCGCCTGTTGCGTGGCGAGTCAAGGCTTCACTAGCTAGTGATAATGGGATATTAACTGCAGCATTACCTGCTGCACCTGCCGCTACGTCACCTGCAAAACCACCCCAAGTACGTTGACCCGGAACTTCTGCAGCTGCTCTAGTTGCTGCTTCTTGTGCTGCTTGAAATGGCGCTGCTTTGGCTTCTTGTACAGCTAAATTCTCTACAGGACTTAGAGGACCTAAATCGCCCTTATTGGCTACGCCTGCTACTTCCGCAGCTTTTGCTTCTCGTGCTGCTAACGCAGCTTCTCTAACACCCGCTTCAGCGGCTTCAGGTGTTACACGCCCTAAACCTTTTGCGACAGCTTCTGACGCATAGGTACCTAATCGACCGGTCGGAATTTTAGCAACGTTCAATGCAGCTAATGGCCCACCGTAAAGCATGGATTCTGTATCATCACCACCACGATGTTTAACTTCACCAACTGAGGCTAGGTATTCATTTACCCCTGCAGCGGCTAGACCTAAGGGTCCAAACATAGGAGCACTCATAACCATAGTTGGTCCAAAACGACCGCCCATCTCACCTAAAGGTTCCGCAATATGCTTTTTACCTTTAGCCAACAGCTCCGCTATAGGACCGTTCTCTGCTCTAGCTCTAGCAATGTCTTCCTCTGTAGTACCTTCATACATACCAGCCGCTTCTTTACGTGCAGCTTCAGACGAATTTAACCAGTCTTGCGAGTAGTTTTTCATACCCGCAGCGCCTAATAGCGTGGCTATACCTTGTTCAGCTGATGCTTTATACTCCGTTAACCCATGCTTAAACGCTGCACCGATACCTGTCTTAGCTTCGTGTGCTTGTTGTTGGGTGTAGAGTAGGTGGGCCTGTTGTATTACCTCAGCTTCAGGTGCATTAGCTGGGCCTTCTACGGTTAATATTCTTCCGTCAGGACCTTGAACTTTGTATATAGCCATATGTATATCCTATTGCTGACTTAGTATTCTGTATCTGGGATCAGGTTGTGTCGACATCATACCACTACCCATACTGGTACCCATACTATCGCCCATAAACCCTTCCATACGTCTATCAGTGCTAGTTTTTTTACGTTCAGCTTCAATAGCAATAGGGTTAGGGCTACCATCAGCATGTCGTAAATCAGGTCTCCATGTAGGGTTAGCCTCTAACGCTTCAACCACACGATTAAAATAGTTTTGTTGATCGGTCAGCTTAGTTGGTTTACCTGTACCAGCATAAGCTGCGTTACGTGCATCTACAGCATATTTAGAGGCTCCTACTTGCATCTGCTCTACTTGTAAACGAGCAGCGTTATCTGCATCGTTCATGGCTTTCTGTGCAGCCATTTTTTCTCGTTCCAACTGTGCAACCTGTTTAGCTTTCTTATCCGCTTGGACACTTTCTAAACCATACTTAGCCGCCGCTAATTCCTCAGCTCGATGTGCATCTTCGAGTTTAGCTTGGATGTCAAAGCTCTTATCTTTAGCATCTTCCAGTTTGTTCATTGAGCGGGTGTAGGCTTGTAAACCTGCTACACCACCTTGACCGATGTTTGACATAGCGAACGGAGATGTTCCCGCCATCGTTGCAAGACCTGCCTGCATTAACGCCAACCAAGGTGCGCGATCTTCTTCCTTAGCTAATCTTGCCTCTCTTTCGCTCAATCGGTTTTGTAATGCACCGATACCTTTATTCTCACCAGCTGCTTCGCGGTACTCTTTCATACGTTCAGCTAAGGTTAATTCTTTCTCTTCTTGTTGTTGAGGCTGCGCCTGTTGAGTTGGTGGTGCACCTGCACCTACAGTTGGTGCATTACCACCCATTACTGGCGCAGCACTACCCACTTGAGCTGGTCTTACCTGCATACGATCTGTCATTGTGCGCTGGTCAGCGCCACCTATTTGTGGTTTTACTAACTCAGCTTTGTCAACGGCAGGTGCTGGTTGCACAACCGGTGCTTTAGGTGCTGCTCTTTCTGATGCACCGACATAGGCATCGGGAGCTTGTGGTGCCATTTTACTCTTTACATATTCATAGGCTTGTTCAGGAGTAGCCAATAGTTCTTTAACTGAAGTTTTAGTTCGGGACAATATAGGATCTGCACCGCCTTTATCTAACACGGCTTGGGCTTGCTTATCGCCTTTAGCCGCGCGTAAAGCGATGTATTTGTCTATGTTTGATGGTTCTGAAGCCGTCTCTGCTATGCCATATATAGCACCGATTCCGCCCAAACCTCTTAAAGCTTTTGAGCCTACAGCTTTTGCCACTGACTTAAACTTGTCTAAAGAAATACCTTCACTCGCTACGTCCCACGGATTAGCTGGTAATCCTGACTTATATATGGATGATCCTGTATCTACATTAGGTGTAGCTGAAGCCCCCTGTGATATAGTTACAGGTAATCCCGTTTTTTGTTGATATATCGGTGCAAGTCCTTGGGGTTTATATATTGCAGGGTAGTTAGTTTGTGCGTTAAAACCACCGGGAGGTACGTTAATTGTAGGACCTGAAGGTATAGAGGCTTTAGTCGCAATAGCTCCGGGGCTTTTATACTTGGTAATATCTTCTGGAGTCCATCCCGACTCAGGGTACTTAGTAATTTCTTCTGGAGTCCAGCCAGTGTTACCAAATTCACCATATTGCGCCGCGTCTCGTTCAGCCAATAGACGTTGTAACTGCTCTGCCATAGTTTCGCCCGGAACAAGACCTCTCGCAGCAAAAGCAATCGGACCACCCTTCGCATAAGTTTCTTCAGCAGGTTTAGGTAGGAAATCTGAGATACCGCCCGTCTGACCCATCTCATCTTGCATCATACGAGCGCGTTCGCGCATCATATCTTCGACAGAAGCCTGTCTTGCTTCTTGGCCTACTTGCTCTGCAACTGACGGTCTTTTTGGTTGTTGGGCAGCCATACCCATCTGCATTTGCTTTGCTCGCTTAACCTTCTCTTGAAGTAAAGGGACACCAATAAACGCAGGGATAACACCACTCTGAATGGAACGTTGCAGTTCTGGAACGCTAAGCTTTTCAGCACTAGCCATAATACTCATTGGATTCATTCTGCATCTCCCATCGCGTTTGCAATTGCTAAATCTACTAGACCACCACTGGCATACTTTTTAGGTTCGTCGATCACGCCACCAGTCTTAGCTGACGTAGTCTTAGCTGACGTAGCCATATATGCACCCAAACCTGTTGCCGCCAAACCACCGAACTGAGATAGAGCGCTTGGTGCAGCTTGGTAGGTAGTTGAACCTGAAGTTGGTGTGGCATAGCCACGTAGTAACGCATTGTACATAGCCAACTGTTGCATTGGATATTGCTGAGCAGACGCATAGTTCTGAATAGCGTTGTTGATAATATCTTGTTGCTGTTGAGTTTGTTGCTGACCGTACTGATTCTGTAAACCAACGATGCCTTGTTGAGCTGCAAGCTGTTGAGTACCGATATTAGACAATGCTGTACCCGCTTGAGTACCTAGACCGTAGCCTTGTTGAGCGCCTTGTACACCTGACAAACCGACACCAGCACCCTGCATACCCTGAGCAGTACCCGCTAAACCTAACTGCGCGGCATTAGTGCCTTGGGACACACCTTGTAAGCCCAAATTAGCACCAGAGATACCTGTTTGATATGCTTGGTTAGCTGCACCCAAGCCTGATAAACCTAAGTTTTGTCCCGCCAGATAATTCTGCACACCTTGTTGAGCGGCTTGAGTAGCTTGTAAACCTTGAGCAGTACCGGCTAAACCCAACTGCCCCGCGCTTAATGTTGTTCCCAAACCTTGTTGTGCACCTTGTAAACCCTGTAGTCTTTGTTGTGCTTGGTTCTGAATATTCTGCATAGCAGCGTTATAGGCACTTTGCTGACCTTGAACATCCAAATTTTGCAACTGAGTGTTTAAGTTACGTTGCGCTTCAGCATTTTCGATTGCTTGACGACCTCCACCATAGGCACCTACTCTTGCTGCATTAGCTTGGCGGTATGTCTGACCGATTTGATAATCTCTCAATGCACCTGTTTTAGCGACATCAGTAACTGCTTGCTGATAGGGAGACATATAACTTTGAACCGTATTAGGGTTCGTCACCATCTGACCGTAGATGTCACCTTGCTGCGCAGCTTGGGTCCCATAACCCATAGCTTGTCTGGCTACATTACCACCCAAACCTTGAGCGCCAGCAGCACCTTGAGCGCCGTAACCTAGACCTTGATTACCATACCCTAACGCAATATCACCGGCAGTATTACCGGCAGCTTGATAACCCAAACCTTGACCAGCAAGCCCTGCAGCTGCGCCACCGTAACCAGCACCTTGACCACCATAGTATGTAGCTTGACCACCTAAACCTTGAGCTTGATTCAACCCAAACTCAGCACCCATACCACCATAATTAGCGCCTTGTGCACCATAACCAAGAGCTGCACCGGTAGAACCTAAAGCGCCCCTAGCAGTATTAGCTGCTATATCTGAGGCAGCGTTGTATTGACCCGGTGTTTGTATATTAGCCGCATTAGCGATGGACTGTTGTTGTAGTGGGCTAAATGGCGCAACATAATCTGACGGATTAGCACTGTAAGGGTTAAACCCTTTAATACCGGTAATTTCCGAACCGTCAGTGTTAAAAATTTGTTGAGTAGCAGCACCCAACATAGCCTCAGTTTGAGGCTGTAACCAATCGGGTATAGAGCTTTGGGTTACAGTTGACGTTGACTGTTGAGGGCCACCACCACCACCACCGAAAAAAGTAGGCGACAACGAGCAACGGAGCAAACCGTTCTCAAACCAAAAGAGTCTAAACACATTAAGCAGTTTCATAAAAGGACCTCAACTAAGGTATTCCGTGATTCAAAATTGTAGCGTCGCCACAATCTAACTATGGATGGCCTTCCGAACGCTTGTAGTATCGTGGCTCCGTTTTGTTTCAATATAACTTTAAGTTGTTCTACTGTATCTCTATTAGAGATTAACTTACCACCTATAGCAGTAACAAAGGCCACACGATGTAGAGGATGATTACTAAAAGATACAGTCCCTGCACCATGAATATTGTTGTTCTCATCAACCGCCACCAAAAGCAACCAAGCACCGGAAGTTACATAACCCCTAACATGGTTAAGATTATACATCGGTTCCCCAAGATCACCTTCTTCTAATGCAGCTGCAATATAGTGCTCCACCAAAGGCCATGTCTGGTTTGTGAACTCTAACGGTACAGGTTGTACGTTAATCATGCTGGTAAGTGTTTGTATGCTTTTGAGTCATTAGCAAACTGCTTTTTGTTACCCATTGTTTTCTTACGACCCGCTTGAATCTTACGTACCATCTCATCTAGCCTTTGGGCACCGGCATCTGTCGAACCATTACCTAATTCAGATACAATGCGGCTTGGCACCACGTATTCACCAGCTGCGAGTCGTGCAGGTTGCTTACCAGCAATAGAAGCTGGGATATCATCGGAAACACCGTCACCAGCACCGTTAAGCAAGTTAGGTCTACCACCGGTAGCGTAACCACCAAGATCAGCAATGCCACCACCCGCCATCATTTGCACAGACTCTTGACCGTAGCCTTCTGGGTCAGCTACTTCTGCTGGGTTAGGTATCTGTGTGATACCACCTGTTGCTATGTTTTGCGCTTGCGAAGCATAAGTGTCTAAATCTGTGATACCACCCGCTGCATAGTAGGTTGGTTTGTATACGTTCCATTCAGGTACGCTAGGTGTGTAATTTGCAGGTGAGTAGTTGTATTTAGGTCCGTTATACGTGAACTGAGATTTTCGTTGTTCCTGTGTTGGTAGCGGTGTTGCCTCTGGTGCAGTCATGGAATCTAAGGCCATTGACGTTGGAACACTAATTAGCCCTGAAGTAATATTGGGGTTTTCTGCGGCAAATTTAGCTGCTGTACCCAGTGCACCTGTAGCTGTGCCTGCTTGAGACGCTAAAGCACTTTGACCTGCTCCACCAACTGCGCCACCTAAGAAGCCCATACCTGCCCCTTTACCGATGTCTTGACCAGTTAAGCCTGAACCTAATGCACCAATACCTGCACCATAAACACCTTGTTGTAGTGCGGTACCTCCAATATTAGCAGCAGTTCCTGTTACGGGAACATTAAAAGCATTACCCACCAATGACTGTCCCCAACCGACTTCAGGTAACTTAGCTAACGCTGCATTTGTTGTGTTAGTTATAGTTTGAGGCACTACATTCTGTATGGCTTGTGTTCCTACATTGGCTGCGGTTTGAGTTCCTACATTAGCAGCCGTTTGAGCAGCGGTTTGTGTTCCTACATTAGCAGCCGTTTGAGCAGCGGTTTGTGTTCCTACATTGGCTGCGACTTGAGTTCCAGCTTGCGTAGCAGGGGCAGCCGCGCCTGCAGCAGGCATTAAAGGAGCCATAAGCGGAGCTGTAATCGCGCCCATCAACGCACCTTCACCCGGATCTCCACCCATAGCAGCTGACATTCCTGCACCTAACCCAGCTCCACCAGCAGCCAAAGCCCCTGCGCCTGTTAGCGCTGCGGCCCCTGCACTTAATCCTGTTATCCCAGCAAGTCCCGCTACGGAAGTACCAACAGTAGCTAACGATGCAATAAAACTCATATAGGTCTCCCTAATCTCTTAGTCTCAAATTCTTCAAAAGTATCGGAGACCAATTCGTCTTCGATGTCGGTAATCTCTTCTGCGTCTGTGCGATGCACAGATATAAACGTACAATCTGTTTCTGCGTAACCTAAACGTTTAATGCCGGGTTTATCCACCGATATATAAGGCGCTGACACTAATACGCTTGTTTCACCGTTGGTGATCCGCATAGTCCCTTGGGCAAGGATGCCTATACTCTCAAAGTTGTGAATCTTGCCCGTCACCAGCATACCCGCAGGGATAAACATCGTCCGTGCGTAAACCCCTTTAATCTGATAATGCTGAGTATCAGTTTGTGCTTTGAGTGCCTCTTGATCGAACGAAGCTAACATAGCTTGTTCGAGAGCCAAGATTGCAGAGGTGTTACCTTGTTCAGCTAAATTATTCATAACCCAATAATATCACTAATAGAGTGCTGAGACGAATGTAGCCGTTAGGATTATCGAGGGTGATGCCGGATGCACAGGTGCTGTCCCGGGAGGATAGGTAGCCGCTACGGTGTTTCCTGATTCTGAGGCCATAATCAATTGGAAGTAATCCCCTGCATTTAACGCCATGACTAGGTTCCAAGATACAATTGCAGCGCCGGGTTTGCCACCATGAATGGCTGGGATAGAAACAATACCTGCGCTATAAGGCACATCAACACCATTCTGCCTAAACCACAAAGTTACATCATCTATAGAAGAGTCAAAGGTTAGCAACTGCGCACTAAATTGAATGTTGTAATACCCTGCAACAGCGGCAACTACTTTTGTAATGTCTGTAGGGTCAAGATCTATACCATTTGCCGTATCTGTGGCAGTTAAACTCACGACAAGTTCTGTCGTTGATGAAGGTACAGGTTGCGCCTCAGCAACATAAACCCCTGCCGTATGTGAAGCCTTTGTTGATCCATAAGCGCCACGGGTAATGCCTGTAAATGTGGTGGCCGTTTTTCCCGTATACATAATTAACTCGGAATCAATAATAAGCGCGCCAGCAGATAAAAAGCCCGCAGTAGATGCTACTTGAATGGGGGTAGTTGACGTGTTTGTTAAACTAACTGCCAACGTAGTATAGCCGTCCTGATGCCAAGCTCCGTTAGGGAACTGCAAGAACGCACCACCCGTAGATCCAATAAGCACAGAGTTCAAGTTGTTTAGCTGGTTAAAGTACAACCGCAAAGCGTTGTTCAACTGATCTTGATACTGACGCTCATACCCAACCGGTGCTAAAGGTAAGTTAGGTACCGCAGGATTTCTGATGATATTAGTGGTGGTAGCCATTATGTACTTCTCCGGCCATCAGCCTGAACTTCCCAACGCATTGCACCCATCTGCCACGCCACGCCTAACTGGTTAGACTCCATCTTAAAGGCAAACTGACGCCCACGCACTCTGATATACAGATACTCCGTATAGGCTTCAATAGGCAGTACAGCCGACCGCGTAACTAACCCATTATCAACACCGCCAACCGAAGGTGGATCCGTATACCCAGAGCCTGAGTTATTAAGCGGGATAACAGTCAATGTTGCTGATGGACTTTCAGCAGTAGACCCTCTAAAGGTTAAGTCAGGAATAATACGGCGAACAAAGCCAAACTGATGTCCTTCTTGCATCAACTCAAATTCAGAGGTAGTGATATAGGCATGTATTGGTGCCGCAGTACCCGTCTCGTTATCATCTAAGCCGTACTCTTGAAACACTAAGTTATTAGTGTAGGTTGCTGCTAACGGGTCAGTTAAAACCCCCGTGTCTATCCATGCAGTTCTACCCATAGTGCCGTAGTACCAGATGTCCTCTAGGTAATTATAGACCGCATACTTATCAACTACAGTACTATCTGCTGAAGGATAAAACCACCATATCTCATTGAATCTTTCTACTGTACCGCTGAAGATTTGGTCAGACTGCTCAAGATTAATATCACTAAAGATGTACTCTTTAATGTCACAACGTAAGGTTTGCGTTCTACCGTCATATTTATAGAACTTGTCATAACCCATCCAATACACAACATCCGCTGCTTGAGACACGCAGTTTTGGCTAATAATTGAGATATTGGCACCCATGATCTGAGAACCCCAAACATACGGAGGGCCTAAATACTGCAGTGCATACACGCTTGTGTCAGTGAATACGAGAATCTCTTGGCGAGTCTGGGTAGCCGTAACAATCTTAGAACCACGAGATAACAGCAAACTACCTGCTTGATTGGTCGCAGAAGGCGTCCAGTTAACGACATCTTCTTGGTCTGACCATCTAATTAGCAATGGGTTTTGGTCAGTGCTACCGTAATCATTACAACCAAAAGCAAACACAAACCGATAAATGTCGGAGACCATGAGGTAATTCTGAATAACCGGTACATCTGAAGCTCCGTAAAGTGAAGTTAGTGCTACACCTCTAATAGATAGGGCCTGACTGCCTGATTGTGTGCCTGATGTATTAATCAAAGCGCCTGTTGGTGTAGCTGATACGTTAAATTGAGTAACTGTTACGTTATGTGCATAGTAAGTCACACCTGCAGTAAGTCCTGTAGGTAAAGCACCAGTCGTTGTAAAGCACACAGGATCATAGTCAACCAAGGTATTAATGGTACTAACGACAGCAGGTGACGCGATAGAAATCGTCGCAGAAATCGGGTTAATGCCTTGACTTGCATTATAGTAATACATCGCCCCACCACGAGGACCGAAAACTAAGTCTTCACCAAAGTTGCCTTGTGACCACAACCGCATAGGATTATTAGAGGTTAAGCTGTAACCCCAAGTACCTGAACCCCAAGCGCCAGCGCCCCATCCTGACATAGACACAACGGTTTCAGCACCTGTATGTATTTCGTAAACAGCATTGACCGCTGTGCCACCGTGTCCTGTGTCTGCAGCACTAGCAGGCGTACTTACTGTGATCGTGTAGCTATTGGCATCAACATAGGTAATCTGGAAACCTATACCATTAAGCACAGCCGCTGAGATGTTACCCCCCAAACCCGTTACGCCATTGAAAGTCACAAAGTCACCATCTATAGCACCATGTGCTACAGCGTTAACCGTAATAGTGGTTGAGCCGTTTGATGCAGTGAATGGGTTTGATAAAGCTTGCTGTGAACGGATAGGTGTGATGTCGTAGTACCCACCACCCTGCATGATATAAAACTTTAAGTTAGTGCCAACACCAGTAAAGTTAATGAAGCTAAGTGTTTCCCAGTTCCATAACGAGCGGCATACACCTAAGTATCTATATGGCGAGATCTGTTCCCAACCACCGATAGTTTGAGGCGTACCTTGACGAAAGCGGATTTTATCGCAGTCATAGTAGCCCCCTTCTGTGTAAAAGCGGGTGTTTTCACGGTTAACCCCAGCCTTATAGACTAACTTTTTTATCACGGTTTACCCCTCGTAAGGACGTTGACCTTTGCTGTCGATTGTCAGTTTCATTTTGCGTGGGACAGCACCTTTTTCAGCAATGGACAGATGCGTCCAACCGCCCGTTTTTGAGTCTGCAAACTCTTTGATTACTTTATCATAAGGTAAGTCTGAACCGATAATTGCATGGACTACTTCATCAACAGGGATGTCTTTAACTCGAATGTCAGCGGCTCTACCATCCATATGATCTGACTTCTTAGCGCCACCAACGGCAGCATTTACTTCAGGACCACGGTATGCAGAGTTAATTGTAATTGGTCTACCAAATAAAGCACGGACATCTTCTAAGAATTCAGCTAGTCGGATTAAGTTTTCTAGTGCTTCACCTTTAGGGGTGTTGTTAAGCCCTTTTTGTCTAGCTGTATCTGATACAGTTAATTCTTCAAGGGTGAAGTGTTCACTCAACTTTTTTGACATTACGTTTTACCGGTGTTGGTTTAGGTGGTGCTTTACGCACAGGTTTTACAGGAGGTTCTGGTTGCTTTCGAGAGTCTAACCACATAAGAATCCCACGACCCCCATAAGTAAACGCTATTATATCAATACCCAAGTCTTTGAATGGTTGCAATCCTATATGTGCATAAGGGCTTGGACCCTCAGCAAGTAAAAACTCAAGGTTGATACCGACCTGCGCTAGCAATCCAACTAAACATGCTAGTAGCCCGATGGTATGCCACTTAGGGAAAGTTCTCATGCGCGGTGATAAAGCACCCGCGAAACAAATCATAGCACCCATAAAATTAAGTGTTGTCATTAGCAACACTATAGAGTGTTCACCCATTTCGTTTTCTCCGTATTGGGGCTTTTCTTGTAGTAGGTTTGGGTGATGATTTCTTAACGTCTCGTAGTTCTGTTGCAACTTCTAGGATGTCCTTACCTTCACGATTGCTGAAGAAATTACCCACAAAGCCAATCACACCCACGCCAAGTAAACCGATAGAGAATCCAACACCCATTACAGTATCAATATCATTGCCGTCTAGCCCTAAAGATCGGCATACAACTCCGCCTAATGTGAACGACGCTGCAACGCTAATCCCACCAATAATCATCCCAGCAGTTAATTGACCGTGTTTATGCAACGCTGCAGGTTGAAAGAAGAATGATAGTGACAAACCTCCGAAGAAACCGGCTATCGCACCAAACAGCTTAACTGTTATTCCAGCTTCCACTATTTATCCGAAGTAAACGCGCCTATGATGCCGGCTACGCCCATACCTGCAGTGATAACTGCTTGCGACTGCTCAGGATTCAAGTTAATGCCAATAGCAGTTAATATCCAAACAAACCCGCGCCATGTTGAGGGTTGAACGATGATTTCTATAAATTTAGACATAAACATCCTCTATTGGTTCGGCTTTAGTAGCTTCGCTTTCAGCTTGCACTTGTGGAATCACTTGTTCTCTAATTTTATCAATCAAAGGTTGCACTTGAGCATAAGGCAAATGGCCTAAACCCACTAAAACGCCGTTTACTTCTTCTAAAGTTAAATCTATTTTCATCATCTTTCCTGATTTTAAGCCCAAGGTAACGCAGGTGTTACGATAGGTGGATTTACTTGGTTTTCAATTTGTTGCAGTACGTTCGCTTCTGTAGCGGCAACGGTTTCAGCGCCCAATGACGCTTGTACCCATTCTATTACTTGTGCTTCGGTTAAGTCAGCATACGGGATGTAATCAGGTTTGTCAGCATCCACTTCAAAAGAAGTAGTGTTATACACTCTACCTCTATACTGACCGTTAGTTGCTGTACAGTCCCAATGGGCTGTAACAACATAGTCTACTAAGCCATCAACATCAGATTTACAGTTTAAAGCTGAAATGCTCCAGATTGGTGTTGCTATTGTCATTTTATTTTTCCTTCTAAAGTTTCTAGTCTTGCGGTTAGTTCTTTAATAGCTGCTACAAGTAATGGGATGGTATCGGTATATTGAACACCTAATGTTCCCATTTCATCAGTCTGTACATTTACCGCTTCTGGTAAAACTGCTTGTATATCTTGTGCAATTAAGAATGAACGACTTACACCTTCTTCATCTGTTTTAAAACGCCCAGTAACAGCTCTTAAAGTTGATACTTTTTGTGCTGCATTTTCAATCGGTTTTAAATCAGTTTTTAAACGTTCATCTGAATTTGAAGACCATGCACCAGTACCGCTTGCTAGATAAACACCATCATATGCTGAATTAATAATAAAGAAATTAGCACCATTACCATTAGTGGTAGATGGACCTACCATCCAACTAGTTGTTGTTCCTCTAGTTAATGCTAAAGCGGTATCCACAGTAGGTACTGTTGTAGTTCCAACTAATAGATGTCCATTAGCATCCAGCGTCATAGCCTGCGTAAACGATATCTCGTTACCTGCGGTTCCGAAGGGGGCGGTATACCATTTGTGACCAGCATCTTGGTTATACATAAATGCACCAACACCTGTGTATTTATATGTCCATGCTAATGATGAGTTTAAATACGCGTTGTTTGTTTGCCAAACTTGTTGTGAACCTGTTCCGTTTGAATATGAACCAAAACCACCAGTAGTATTGATGTCTAAATTTTTAACAGGGCTTCCCCAAGCGCTCGGAGTAACCCCCAAGCCTAGGTTGCCGGAGGAGTCGAGGCGCATCTTAGAAGACCCGCCAGCAATAAAACTTAAATCAGTAGAAGCCGAAGCTGCTACTGGGACACCTTCGATACCTGCATAATTATAATTGTCAAATAATCGTAGTTTTGAACCATTAGAAGTTGACGGACTATATGCAGCAATTGCCACACCTGTTCCACCATTTGTCTGCACTTCCAGTTTTCCATAAGTTCCGGGCGAACTCGTGCCGATACCCACATTACCATTAGCATCTTTATACAACTGACCAGAACCAATGTTTATTACACCAGTACCACCCGTTAAAGTGCCTGTGTATGCTAGATTACCTGCAGTGTAATTAGTAGCATAGTTAACTCCTTCAACCACATTAGTCCCATCACAATATAGATACGCCGTAGCACCGTTAGGCACGGAAATACCGGTACCTGCTGAAGTCTTTAATGTAATAGCAAACCCACCTGTTGTACCGTTCTTAACGATATACGTCTTAGCTGCAGTAGGACAGATCACATTGATTGCCGCAGTTAGTGTGCCTGTTATGTTTAATACAGCATTACGAGCCTCGTCAGAAGCACCATTGGTTACAGTCAGCGTATAGTTAGATGAACCTGACACGGTAATAGCACCTACGCCTGTAATCGCTTGTTCGATTAAGGAGGCAATATTCGTGTTGGTATAACCACCCCAAGTACCTTGGTTGGTCCCGTCTTGCTGGATAATCAGCCGTAAATTTGATGAATAAGTATTAGCCATCTATGATGTCCCGAAAGTGTTGATTGGTTTCCAGTTAGGATTCTGAGTATCGTTAATAGTTGACCAACCGGGTGTTTGACCATCAGCTACATTGGTCCAGTTAGGGTTTTGAGTATTGTTTATAGCTGCCCAAACAGGGTTTTGAGAGTTTGACACATCGCCCCAATTGACATTCTGTATATCATTTATTAGCTCCCAAAGCAACCTTCCAGCATAGCTGTCTGAGGCTAATACTGCTTCAAGTAGAGCGACATTATATATACTGCCGGCGGCGCTTATATCGTCATTCGCGAAACCGTACTCAACTAAACTCACATTACCTATTACAGTGCTACCGTAATCATCGGTTGTTAAGATACTTTCGTAGAGCTGAACTACCAAGTCGATTGTAGCTATTAGCGTGTCTATAGCAGAAGCTGTTTCTGAAACACCTGTATTGTATGCGCCATTAACAGTTTCAACATCTAACGCGGTTCCGCTTTCAGTGATAGCTGTGGATAAAACAAATCCGCCAGTTTGCATATCGGTTGCTGTAGCGTTTTCCGTTACAGTCAGGTTTAAACTTAACGAGGTAGACTCACTATCATCTGCCGTTACACTTTCTGTAAGCGTTGTTGTTGCTGTTACCGTTTGCGTTTGGGTATCTGCGGCTGACGCTGTTTCTGCAATACTAGCACCTAGAAATAACGTGTTTGTCTGAATAGCTGTTACAGTTCCACTTTCGGTAAGCGCTGCAACTAAATTATATTGAGCTGATTGTGCATCAGTAGTTGTTACGCTTTCAGTAAGCGCACTGTTTATAGTTTCTGTGACCGTTTGGGAGCCAGAAGATGTGACTGATTCTGCGAGAGTATCATCATATACCGACATCCCCCACCCAGCTTGACCCCATGTACCCGATCCCCAACCGCCCGTTGCAGACATATTACACTGCGACTAATTCGTCTTCTTTAAACCAGCGACTTTGAAAATCTCCATCGCTATCTTTATAGGCAACTAAATACTCAATGTTACCTTCTTGGTCTACTGTTAATTGCATAACAGGACCTTCTGGAATAACAGTAATCAACTGCACTTCTTGTCCAACTTTAAATGATGCTGCCATGTTATACGCTCGCAGTGTAAGTTACGTTCAAAACGTCACCCGATGCTACAGTACGCGCACCGCCGGTGAATGAGCCAGCTGAGTATAAAACACCAGCACCACCATTAGAGGCTGTATTTTTAGTTTGTGTGGTACACAGCAACGCACCCAACACTGTCCCAGCACTATTAATGCTGAAAGCGGATGTTGTTGATACTTTAGAACCGGAAGACGCCGCGTTCCAGCCGACAGTAGTACGGTTAGCTCCGGAATAATTTAAGAACTCTAACCATCCGCCGTGTGAAGCTAAAGTGTCACCTGCGGCATAGGCAGAAAATGAAGCATTATCAACTAAGCCCATGTACCAAGCGGCAGTATAAGTAGTGCCGGCAAAGTATTTGTCTAACAAGTCGTTTTTACCTACAGTTACAACCAAGTTCTTAATGGTGTCTGACCATTTCAAGTTACCTTCAGCATCATAGCACTCAACACTATATTGACCTGTGGCATTGATAGACTCGTCAATTACGCCTGTTCTTGCAATACTAACTGCGTTTGCATCTTGTGCATTGGCAGCTTCGCCTAAACCTTTGTTCATACCAAACTCCTAATTTGATGATCTGATGATCGCGCTGTCTGCCGTATTAACAGGCATTGTCACGGTAAATAAAGTGGTCGATGTTTTATCTGCCCCAAAGTCTAGCACTGCAATCGACTTATTACCCTTGCTCGCATTATAAATCAATGCCCCACGCGCTACGATAGCTGCGTTCCATGAAGGATTAGCAAAATCTACATAGGCAGTATATCCAGATGAGTTAACCGAAGGCGATAAAAGCTTTTGCCCACCCGCTGTATAGCCTGAAGCTATAACTTCACCCGTGCTTGTATAGGCAGTAGTCGCTTGGTTTAGATCAGCGTTAGCTGTATAAAGGGCAATGTAAATATCGTCAACCAAAAGGTTATGAACCCCTTCATACAACTCAACTTTAAAGCTTGTGGTTTGTGTTTGAACTAAACTCATCTTATCTCACCGGCAGTCTAACTTGACCATTTCGATACGCGTCGCCACGATCTTTTCCGTCACCTAAAACTTTAAGCAATGCTAAGGCTTCTTGGTATCTATTTTGGTACGCAGCTATCAAATCAGGTTCGCCTTTTAAGAAGTGGTACGCTTCCACAATAGCTCCCCAAAGCAGAGCAGAATCAAAGTTATCGCCCAACCATGTCTGACCAGCAGTGACAATAGATTCTGGATAAAAGAAGTAATGAAGCTCAACATCGTAGTTTTGGTCAGGTGTAGGCCCTAAAATAAACGACAACTCTTTCTGGTCACTTGATTGTGGACCAAAGATCGCATAGTACTTAGGTAACCCTGTAGAAGCTGGCTTAGCATAGGCCTCACGAATGAAGTTGACGTCTTTGTTTAACAGGTAACTGTAATTACCGTCAGCATCAATAACCGCTAATGAATACGAAGCTAAAAAATCGTTAGGGCATGACAAATACGCTACATCCGCAGAGGTGATACCCGTTACGTTTTTACGTAAATCTGGAAGCTGTACCGTGTTGTATATGCGTTGTTCCGCTTGCTGAGTAAAATTCGCAAGTTGGTCTGCAGAAAAACTATTCTCAACGTAGTCTTGAATGTTTGCGCAAAGCTGAGTGTAGGTCATCATAGTGGTAAAGTCCTATGCCATAGGCCCTCTAGCCTTCACGCCTTTTGTTGCAGCGCCTGTGCCACGGATTTTAATACCATCAGTTTTTTCTGGTGTATAGTTATACTTACCCACGTTACCGGCAGAGATATTCAGCTCTGAGATACCATCACCAGACTTAGTAACAACACCTTTCATATCGACTTCTTTGTATCGACCAGCATAAGCTGATGCAGGTTTGTTTTCTTTAGCCATTATTTGCCACCTTGGTTTTTAGCTCGGGCCATATTGCGACCGAATTTACGGAGGTTTTGGTTAGTGACGGTTTTTGCTTTACCACCTTTAGCAACGTCGCCGTCGATGCCTTTTTTAGCACCGTCGTCACCTAAGTTTTTACCTTTGGTTTTGCCTGATTTAGTAATGCCGTCTGCTGCTGATTTGTATGCCATGTTGTACTCCTAAGATACTGTGATTGTAACTGTGCCGACAGAAGTTGTCGCCACTAAATAATTCGGTGTTAGTCCTGCATCACTTGCTCGTGATCCCCCGGTTGGGTTCCAACCCCACTGAAACACTCGACTACCTTCACCTTGATACCCACCAACACCTAATCCTGATGTTTGATAACTGTTGTCTGGGCGAGGTTCTCTTACTGCTTGTGGATCAAAAACTGGGTATAAGCCAAGGCTTAACTGCGGCTGATCGGGTTCATAACATGAAGGACAAACCTTAATACTAACCAACTTAGTTTTAATAACCAGTTTTCTAAGCTCTTTCAGCTTATACCGCTGACCGCAACGATCGCACTCAGCGATTGAATATTTACCAGAAGCGTACTTAGTAGCCATTAGTATTGCATAATCCGTGGAACAAAACGATCACTAGCCTTTTCACGGTCCTCGTCGGCTGCCAATTGGAACTGTTGCTCGTAATCGGCTTTAAGCATAACTATGCGATTTGGGTCTACGTTAGGTAGTTTAACCGATAAATAATATGCCAGACCTGCAACCATCGCGTTTAAAAAGCGAAACGGAATATCTTGTGTAACGTCACCATTACCAGCATCCTGAATGCGGCGTAGTCTCCAGTACACAAAGTAATAGTATGGAGTAGATACAGAACCCTGATCTGGTGTAGGCCACACATTAATCTGTGGATTTGCAACACCGGTAACCGGATAAGTTGCACCGGACTGTCTATTAACCCACACTTGAATCGGTCTACCGGTAGCGTTCTTATTAGGGATAGTCGCATAGGTAGAGGATGAAATTCGGTTAATGTTGATATCAGTTTGCTGTTGCCCTGAACCTGTACGTACAACTTGGTCTAATAAATCAATGGTGTCTACAGGCAGATCATAAGTAATCTGGTTAGGGTAAAGTGGAATAACACCTTCTTCGATTGTCCAAAGATTAATACCCCGATTCGCCCATTCGATTGTCATCAAGTTCAACGAGCGTCTAGCTGTACGTAAATCATAACCCGTGCGGAGTTCTTGCCCGCAGCGTTCAAAAGCATCTTCGACAATGTCTGTGATTGATAGGTTAAAACTGCTGGTTCCTGATGTTGTCATGCCCAAACCCTTGAAGGTGTTTTTGGTTCGATTTTGTAAGTATCTAAAACAGGGATTTCTTCACCTGCTCTGACATTCACATGATAGCCGTCTATTGCTGCAAACGCTGGGTATTCGTTACCATCTTCATCTCTCAGCATTTTACCTGTTGGTTTATGAATTGTTCCGATCACGTCAACCGATGCATTGATATCCGCTAATACCTTGTCAGC